ACGTCGTCGGCGTCGATCCATGTGACCTGTTCGACGAGGACGGCGGACGCCGGTGAGTATTCGGCGATGTCGTCCTGGTTGTTTACCGGATAGGTGACCGTGTCGGTGCCGAGGTCGACGGTGGCAAGGTTGTGATGTCCGTCGAGTTTGTTGTATCCGGTCCCGTAAATGTGGACATGTTCTCCGGCGACGAGACCGGTGGCGTCGTCGAGGACGAGCGTCACGACGTCATCCGTGCAGGATGCGGTGGTGATCGTTGCCATCGGTCTCGTCGCCTAGAGAGTGCCCAGGGGATGGATCAGAGGTAGTAGTTCCAGTTAGCGTCGATGAACGCGGCGGCGAAATAGCCGCGCCACGCGACACGGGTGGACAGCGTCGCGGGCTGTTCCACTCGCACGGCGCCCTTGGCCTGCTCGAACAGGTTCATCGAGTCGGGATGACCGACGATCGCGGTGCCGGCGGCGAACTGGGTCGACACGACCAGTTCCAGACCGGCCGGTGAGCCGACGAATCCGCTCGCGTCGAGACGACCGAATGCGTTCGACGGGTTGAGGCTCGGGAACAGGAAATCTCCGGCGGTGGACTGGAGAATCGCGAGGTCCTTGTAGCGGTCCGGTGCGAGGAATAGGTGCGACGGCATGTCGCCGGTGCGGCCGGCAATCGTGGTGGCGCCGGTGAAGATCGCCGTGATGACCTCGTCGGCGTCGGTCCAGTCGGCGACGCTACCGCCGTAGGTGGAGCCGGCGACGAGTGCGGCACAGGCGATGGCCTCGGTGTCGCGGGCGTAGGCCTTGCCGAGTTGCTCGACGAGGATGTTCAGAGCCGCGGGATCGGTGAAATCCACCATCTGCTCGCTCGCGTCCACGTAGCCTCCTACGGTCTTCTTTTGCACGCTGATCTCACCGACGACCATCGCTTGGGAGGAGAGGGTGTCGTGTTCGGCGGCCTGCTCGTCGACAGTCGGGCGGGTCGTGATTTTTGGGATCGTGAAGATCTTGCCGTACTGGGGCATGGCGCGGAGGCCGATCGCGTCGATGAGCGGCCGGCGTGCCGACAGTCCGTCGTAGAGCGGCTGGAGAATGGGCTCCGGCAAGATTCCGCCGACGTCGCCGGTGTCGCCGGTGGCGGCGAGTACCTGGTGATCTCCGCGGATCATCGCGGCGATGTATTCGCCGGCGTCGCGTGCGGGTGCGGCGGTGATGGTGAGAGGCGCGGCCACGGGTGCGGCCTCGATCTCGTCGTGTTGGTCTGACATTGTCTCCTCCTCGGGAGTGGGTTCGGGTTCTGGTGTGGGTTCTGGGTCTTCTGCCTCGACGGCGGCGACCTGGTGGATTCGTGCGGCGTCGAATGCGCCGAACGGTACGAGTGAGAGTTCGCGCCACCGGCCGGCGGTGACGACCATGACGTCGCCGTCATAGGTGAACTCCTCGACGTCGACGCCGACGGATACGGCATCGAGAACGCCGTCGGATGCCAGGACGAGTGCCTCGTCGCCGGCCTCGGTGGCGCTGATCTTGGCGGCGAACATCATGCCCTCCTCGGTGTCGACTCGTTCGGTGACGATGCCGATGGGTTGGGAGAGGTCGTGGTCGCGGATGAGTTTGGGAGCGGGTCCGTCGGTGGCGAGGGATCCGCGGGCGAATCGGACCGGTCCGGTCGATGCGATCGCCGGCTGGTCGTAGGGGACGGCGAGGCCGGTCAGAGTGCGGCGTGGTGTGTCGCCCTCTGAGGCTTGGACGTCGAGGTCGATAGTGTTCTGGAGTTCGATTCTCATAGGTTGCCTCCGGCGCGGTTGATAATATCCCGCGCCTCGTCTCGGGTGATGACGTCGTTCACGACGCCTAGGTAGATCTTCTGGATGAGTTCGGCGATCTCGCGGGCCTCGGTGGAGTCGCTCTGATCGCCCTCGCCGGTTGTGTCGGTTCCGGCGGTCTCTTGGAAGATCGAGCGGTCGAACCGGACCACGTGGCCGCGTGGTGTGACCATGTCGCCGGAGAGTGTTTCCTCGATAGCGGAAAGGAATGGGAGCGCGTCCTGGGCGAGTTGGCGTCGTGCCTCGGTGGCGTTCTGATAGGTCATCGAGGAGCCGGTGGGTGCGCCGACCAGGTATGGGGAAATGTTCGCGACGCGGGCGAGTTCGAGGGCTTGGTGTTGGCGGGCCTCGACGAGTTGGAGCCGGCTGGGGTCCATGCTGGACTCGACGAACTCGGTGAACTCGTTCAGAGCGGCGATCGCGGTGCCGTTGTCGCCGGACCGCATTTCGATCCAGGCGCCGGCGAGTTCGGAGAGTTCGTCGGCGGTCATGGGTTCGCCGCCGGTTTGGCGTAGGTAGCCCATAGCGACGGGATTTGTCGAGAATCGTTGGGCGGCGAGTTCTAGACGTTCGGAGGTTGTGATCGCTCTGGCGCCGGCGGAGAGGACGCTCTCGACGGGTGAGTAGAACACGATGACGTCCTCGATGGGGATGCGTTGACCGGAGACGGTGATCTCGGTGATGCCGCCGATCGGATAGTTACCCTCGACGACTGGGCTTTGGAGGTTGACGAGTTCGGCGGGGAGCCAGGAACACGATGACGGGAATCCGGTCGAGAATCGTGCGTCGATGTGCCAGTAGGCGCGACCGAAATGGAATAGGTCGTCGAATGTCCAGGACATGATGTGGGCGAATGTGGTGCGCCGGTCTGGGCGCATCATCCAGGCCTCCGGCTGGATCGGGACCTCGATCATTTTCTCGCCGTCCCATTCGCGCCGGTAGTAGCGGAGCGGTGTGGTCGAGATGAGGCCGGCGAGTAGGTCGCGGGCGCGGGAGATGGTGGGGATCCGCATCGCCCTCTCTCGGCCTGCTCCGACAGAGGCCGAGAGTAGGGCGAGGGTCGCCGACGATACGGCCGCCGTGTCGGCCGCCTCGACGCGAGTGGTGGGCGTCTTACTCTTGGCGCGGAATAGAGCCACGGCGCCAGTCTGGCAGATTCGCGGCCGGTTTGGGAGGTTTCGATCGAGAGAGAGCGGACCGGTTATCGACGCATTCCGCCGACGGCGGGTCGGGTCTTCCATTTCGCTCGGGATGCGAGCGCGACCGCCCAGACGAGGCATCGGGCGAGTTCGATCGGTCCTGGGCTCTTATCCGATGAGAGGCCCATGCCCTGTTTCGAGGTGTAGCCGACGGCACGGCCGACATGCTCGTCGAGGATGGTATGTCCTGGGTGTGACACGTTTCCCTCTCGGATCATGCCGCGGACGATCGACGTCCATTTCAGAATCTCGCCGTGACCGACGACGGTTCGCCGGCTCGCCGTTTCGGGTGGTGCGTGGATCTCCAGAGGTGGCGTGATGGCGAGAGTGGCGCGAGGTGGGAGGTGTTTGCGTACCTCCGCCCAGGCGTCGGTCTCGGTGCGAGTGACGAATGCGGGCGCCACGTGGATCGTGCCGTCTTCGCGTGGGCCGGCCAGGAGTCCGACGAATCGGCTCCCGTCCCTCGATGAGTCAACGGCGAGGACGGTCATGTCCGGCGGCGGGTCGTCGGTGCGGAGTTCGTCCCATTCGCCAGGGTCGAGCCATGACTGGTCGGACGCGATCCACAGATTCAGGCCGGCGCGTAGAAACTGGCCGTGATCGGGTCCGCGGGCCTCGTCCTCCAGGTCTTGGATGGTTAGGTGACCGTGTCCGATGCTTGGGTTACCCCAGTACCACCACGACCGGTCGGAGAGGTCGACGTTCGGTGGTGGTGACCATTCGGCCATGAATAGCCGGTCGGGTTCTCCCTTGTCGATGACGTCGAGGCCTTGTTCTCGCCACCGGAGGAAAGCCGTCGATTTCTCGGTGCCGGCGGTCGAGAAGAACGCGGCGAGAGGGGATCGGCGTGCGCGTTGAGTTGGGAGGAGGCCGGCGTGGAGGACATCGGCGTCTACGTCCCACAACTCGTCGACGAGTAGGAGGTCGTTCGACTGGCCGTGGCCGGCCGCGGGTGTGGCGGATGAGATGCGCCAGATGGTGCCGTCTTCCCAGCGGACCTCTTTCCGACCGAACGAACTAAAGCTCTTAGAGGCGCCAAATACCTCCTCCAGTATCGGCGCGAGGACATAGTGGATCTCTTCGGCCGCTCGGAGTTCGTGGGCGACGGAGAGGACGGACTGTGGTTCGCCGCGGACGATCCGGCCCTCGGTGAGCCACCATCCGATGAGCGCCGAGAGGAGGACGGTTTTTCCGTTCTGGCGTGCCGTCGAGACGAGGCCCCACCGATGGCAGAGGTCGCCGTCGGGATGATGTTCGAGGAGACCGGTAACGACGTCGACCTGCCATGGGTACAGAGTCCGACCGAGGTGAGTTTCCGCCCAGGCGGCCACCTGGAGGCCGTGACTCCTTGCCCCCCAACTCGGCGAACGGAGCCTCGGCGCGATCTCGGCCGGATCCGACGCGATCGAACGCGATCGGTCGTCATCGACCGCCGTCCCTCCTCCTCTTCCAGAGAGAGGGATGATGGGGGGCCCGGGGTCATCGGCCGGCGCACTAAAAACCGGTGCACGGTCGGCGTCCCTCCGCGCCCTCTCGGAGGCCTGGACGCCTGCCTGTCGTGCCTTTCTGGCCGCGGACCTCTTGGCGTTGCCGTATGTGGCGCCTCGACTGCTGTTGCATGAGTAACAGGCCGGCACGAGGTTCTCTAGGCCGTGCGGGTCTCCTGGCATTCCCTCGGCGTTCCATCGGTCGAGTTCGATGACATGGTCGGCCGTGTTCGCCTTTCGGCGGCGGCAGTAGTAGCACACCGGTTCGTCTGCTAGGAGCCTCTTCCGGTTCGCTAGGTAGGTCTTGTCTCGGTAGCCGGCCATGCGTCTCCTACGTAACTATCTGTACCACTAGATCTCTAGGTTCTTCTTATTAGGTTCTTCTATTAGGGCCGGATGAACCGGCGCCGGCTAATCCGTCCTCGGCTGTGGATAACTGGCCGGCGTTGTCCACATGGTTATCCCCAGGCCTGTCGGTGACGATTGTCTCGGTGTGCCATCGGCCGGCGGCGTCCTGGAGTCGGCATCGAGTGAGGTAGCCGGCGGTTTCTAGTTCGCGGAGCGCGGTGCGGATCGCGTCTCGGCCCTCTCTGGGGGTTTGTGCGGCGAGTTGGTTGGAGTTCGTGCGCCATCCCTCCGGCATCGATAGGAGGTAGGTGAGGAGGCCTCTGGCGCGGAATGAGAGCCGGTCGTCTCGGGCGATTTCGTTGCCGATGATGACGTAGCGGTCGGGTCGTGGGCCGCGGCGGATCATCGTGCGATCCTCTTGAGGCGTTCCTCAACCTCGCGGTAGTCGGCGGGTCGCCAGACGTAGACCTCGATGCCGGCGTTCTTTAGCGCGGCGTGCCATTGCAACTGGCCGGCGGTGAGGCGGCCGCGGGCGCTCTTGCATTCGACCATGATGAATCCGCGTCGGTCGTGGACCATGGTGAGGTCTGGGTAGCCGGCGTCGCCGGTGTAGTGGGTCGCCCAGCGGCCGGCTATTTGGGCGGGTCGCGGGTGGAATACTCGCCATCCAAGCCATTTGCCGAGGTCGACGATCCAGGCCTGCCATGAGGCCTCTGAGAGGCTCTCGATCGGTTTCTGTTTGTATGCCATCAGGATCAGTCTCGCGGGATCTCTTGTAGGCGGTCGATCGCGGAACGGCACAGGTCAAAGTCTGTCGCACATTCGGCCAGGTAGTCGGCGTCTAAGACGTTGCCTCGTTCGGTGTTGAGTTTCTGGAGGAATCCGACCATCTTCTCGGTCGGTTCTTTCCGACGGCGTTTCGGTTCGTCGGCCGGCGGCGGTGGTGCGCTGGTGGCTCGTTCGGCGTCGCGTGCCTCCTCGGCGGCCTGTCGACCGGTGGTCCGGTTCGCGATCTCGTCGCTCGATGCCATGCCGTGGCTAATGCCGTGCCCCATGTAGCCGAGGGCGCGTCCGAGCGCGGAGGTGTACGCGACCATGAGTTCCGAGTCGCGTGTAAACGGTGTTCGTCCTGGGATCGGTTCCCAGACGGTACCGCGGGCCGGTTTCGGGTCGTCTGGGTCGCGGTAGACGAGGACGGTGGCCTCGACGTAGTGCCGGTCGCCGATTTCGACGATGGTGTGGCCCTCCTCGACGACGCGGAGGTGGGGGTGGGCGTCTAAAGCTTGTAGGAGGCGTGAGTGTACTGGGACGTAGTTGTCGAGGTTCACGACTGGGCCTCCGTGGTGGGTCGGATGAGGTCGAGGATGACGGCCTCGGACTGTTGGGCGTTGCGGATGTCGTCCAGGCGGCGGACGGCGGTGTCGATCGCGCCGAGCGATCCGATGAGTGTCGCGTCGAGTATGTCGAGGCTGTTCGGTGAGCGGAGGGCGGTGTCGATGATGTCGAGGAGTTGCTGGAGGAGGTCCTCTAGTACCTCGATGCGTAGGTCTTTGCGTGTCATTGGTCGGAGCCTTTCAGAGTTGAGATGTGCCGTAGGTGGCGTGGGTTGATGCGGACGGAGTTGGAATCGGTGAACCGGTAGCAACATCGGCCGGCGTTGACGGTGGCGCATTGGTGGCCGTGTTCCCATCCTTGGGCGGTGTGGCACCATCCCAGG